TATGAGGTGAAGTACTTCACTAATCTACTTCAGAAGGTGAAAATGATTCACGTTTCAGGTGAAGTAGATACTTCAGCTACCTTTTCAGTTCAGGTGAATCCCGAAAAATGGGACTTCAGTGAAGTAGAATTTACTTCAGAGAAGTACTTCAGTGAAGTAAAATTCGGTTCTGAGGAAGAGGATTTAATGCTGAAAAATATGTTAAAAAATGTTAAATGCTTATATAATAATATACATACCTATAGTATGTATATTAAAAACAAAAAAATTAAAATTCGAAGTACTTCACCATGTACTGAAGTGAATCCTCCAGAAAATGCTGAAGAAATACCTCCCATATTAGGTGAAGAAAATACTGCCCAAGATACTTCACTGAAAGGTGAACCACTTCAGCTCCACCACTTCGATTTGTTCTGGAAGATATACCCAAGAAAGGTGGACAAGGGCAAGGCTTTCAGTTCATGGAAAAAGATTTGCCAGAAAAAGGTGAAGGAAAGACCAACTTGGCAAGAGATAAAATATGCAGTCATGAAACAGAAAAAATCAGAGAGATGGCAAGACATCAAATTCATTCCCCATCCATCAACATGGTTAAATCAGTGTCGATGGTTAGATGACCCAAAAGAGATGAAGGCTGTGACCTTCGTTCAGCCCAATCAAAAACCTTTCATCATCGAGGATGGAAGGAGATATGATTTATGCCCTGATGGCAGATATAGAAATATCCATGGTGAAGTTTATATACCTTAGGTATGATTGAAAGAAAGATAGTTACAGGGTTGATTGTTTCAACTCCATTCCTTGAAAACATTCGCTCAACCTGGAGCATGGATTATCTGGAGTCAGTAACCGCTCGTCAAATCTCATTGTGGGTTTGGGAGTATTATGATAAGTATCACAAAGCTCCAGGAAAAGACATCGAGACCATCTTTTATTTGAAACTTCGCGAAGGAAGAATTTCTCAGGACATGGCTTCCGATATGGAAGATATCCTTCGTGGATTGAGTTCGGAGTATGAGAGAGGTGAACAAGACCTCACCTTGCTGACTGAAGAAACTCTGAAATATTTTGAATGCAGGCGAGCTGAAATACTTGCAAGAAAAATCGAAGAGGCTTCCAAGGCAGGAAGAGTTGATTTGGTTAGAAGCCTCTCCCAGGAGATTGCCCGAGATGTGACGAGTTCGGACATCTCGAAACACATTTTAACCATTCCTCAGATTAGGAGGATGGAACACAAGCCACCAAGAGTGTTAATGAAACCTTGGTTGAGAGAAGGGCAGTTCACTATAATCTATGGTAACTATGGATGCGGGAAATCATTGCTTGCCATTTCAATTGCATATATGCTTGGCGTCCGAGATTATGATAAACCTGAGTGCCAAATTGGAGAATGGCAGGTGAAAAATCCAACAGGATGCCTGTACATAGATGGGGAGTTAGGTGAAGTGGAAATGGAAGAAAGAGTAAGTCAGTTTGAGTGGTTAGGTCCTCAACCTTCCTCTCGTAAGCTTCGTGTTCTGTCCTTGCCTGAATATCAATTGAGGGAGGAACGTTCCTTTTCCCTCTCGGACAGAAGCGTCCAAAAGTCCGTCGTAAAATGGCTAAGTGAAAATCCGGAGTACAGGTTGGTGATATTGGATAGCATCAGCACCTTGTTTGAGTTGGAAGATGAGAATAGCAATAGTGAGTGGAACAATAAAATCAATCCTTTCCTAAGAGATTTGAGAGCGATGGGGGTTGCCTGCATTTTGCTTCATCATTCAGGAAAGGATGGGAAACGTGGTCTGAGAGGTGCCAGCACCATGGGAGCGATGGCACACAACATCTTTAGACTTGTCAATCATGAGAAGAAAAGTGAAGATGCCGGTGAGGCATGGTTTGTGCTGACAAAAGATAAACAGAGAAGTGGTGGTTATGAGTTCAAGTCCTTTGGCTTAAGATATAGCCAGGATGACAACGGTAAAAGCACAACCTGGGAGGTGACGGGAGTTAATTAGTTAGAAATTTCACGCATAAAAATCAACGTAGAGCGATGAAAAGAGAGCAAGTAATATTTTTTATAAAGCTAAATAATGAAAATAGCTGTAAAGCGAGAAAATCAAGCGAATTAAAAATTTTTACGTATAGTATTAAAAACATAAAAGCAAAAAAATGTACATTATCAGGAAAGAATTCATGTTCAGTGCATCACATTGGTTGGTGCACCTTCCAAAGGAGCATCCATGCTCCAGGTTACATGGTCACAACTATACGGTTGTGGTTGAACTCAGGTCTCATGAACTTGATGAAAGAGGCTTTGTAATGGATTACAGGGAGCTGGACGTCGTGAAAAAATTTATCGATGAAAAACTGGACCATAGGCACTTAGGTGAAGTACTGGACTTTCCAGCCACTGCAGAAAACCTTGCAAAGTATCTGTTCGATAAGTTCAGGAAATTAATTGGAGAGAAACTCTATGCGGTGGAAGTATGTGAAACACCTAAAACGATGGCGAGATATGAGGAAAGGTAAGGTTATTATCGATTCAAGAACCAAACTTTCAGGTCCTGTATCATTGCCGAGCCTGAACATTAGTGAGTTCTTCATGGATTCAATTCAAGGGGAAGGTCCTACGGTAGGAACACCAGCAGCCTTCCTTAGATTGCAAGGATGCACCTTGCGGTGTAGTTATTGTGACACGAAGTACGCATGGAATCCTTATCATGTTTCTGTGGTTAATGTAAATGAATTGTTGGACTTGATGGAGAAGCATGGTTTAGTGAAAAAGCTGGCGAAAATGGGAGAAGGATATCACCTTGTGATTACAGGGGGAAGTCCTTTATTTCAGCAAGGAGCTTTGGAGGAGTTGTTTGAAGAGTTTTATCGAAGGCATGGCTTTGTTCCCATAATCGAAGTTGAAAATGAATGTGTCATTAAACCATCCAGGAAAATGGACGCATTTGTTTCCTATTGGAACAATTCTCCAAAACTTTCAACGAGCGGTATGGATAAGGAGGAAAGGTATTTTCCTGAGGTGTTGAAATCCTTTGAGGACAGTACAGCCGAAGTCTGTTACAAATTCGTAATCACGAGAGGTGAAGAGGACTGGAAGGAGATTGAAGAGGATTTCATTAACCCGGGATTTGTTTTACCTGAACAGATATGGTTAATGCCTGAAGGAAGAACAAGGCAGGAATTGGAAGCAAACATTGAATTAACTTTGGAGTTGTGTGTCAAAAATGGAGTGCATTACTCCCCAAGATTGCAGATTGATATCTGGGGTGACACCAGAGGTGTATAAAATTTTTTACGTATAATAACATAGCATTAATAATCAAGATTATGGCAACATTAAAAGCGTTAAAAAATGCCTTTGCCGAGATGGTGAAGGTGATGAGTCTAACGGATGATGATGGAAATCTCATCGAGATTCCTAAGAATGCTGATGAGGGATGGCTGAAGCATCATATCAAGGAGGCAATGGAATTGATGCTTCCTGAAGATGAGTTTTCTGACCCAACGACAGCCGTCCTTGAGGAGTTAAAATCCGAAATGCAGGATGAAGAGGTTAAGGAGAATGAAGTTGTAGAAGCCACTTCACCTGAAGAGGAGGAAGAGGAACCTGTTGTCGAGGTGCCTGAACCTGAAGTGGTACCTGAAATTCCGCAGGTGCTTAAAAAGAAGAAGGTGGATATATCACCAGCTTCCGTAGTCCTACACAAGAAAAACAGAGTGCCGAAAAGCAGCTTCACGTTTTTCATGGACAATGTTATCCTGAAAGGTGGTTCATGGAAAAACATGATAGAGGACTTGCAAGCCGAATCCGATGCCAGAGGGTTGAATTACAAGGTGAGCAAATCAACCATCACAACCCACATTAAGTACAGACAGAAATCCAATCCCGATTATTTCAAAGGAATGAGAATAACCGAATATGGCATCGAAGGCGAGTGAGGCAATCAGGACAATAATCAGAGAAATTGGTGATAATCCGGATAGGGAAGGTTTGCTGGAAACTCCTTCCAGGATTATAAGGTCCTGGTCGGAGTTGTATTCAGGTTACGGTCAGGATGTGGCGTCCTTGTTCAAAACCTTTTCCGATGTTTCGGGATATAGCCAAATTGTCATCTGCAAGAACATTGAGATTTACTCAATGTGTGAACACCACATGCTCCCTTTCTTTGGAAAGGCACACGTTGCCTACCTTCCAGACAAAAGGGTGATTGGGATTTCGAAGCTTGCAAGGTTGGTGGACGTGTATGCGAGGAGGTTGCAAATCCAGGAAAGGATTTGTGAGCAGGTAACAGATGCAATAATGGAATATCTGCAGCCTCAAGGTGCGGCTTGCATCATTGAGGCTATGCATCTGTGTATGAGAATGAGAGGTTGCAGTAAACAGGAGTCAGTAATGGTGACGTCCTCGATGAAAGGAATTTTCCTTAAAGATGGAAAAGTAAGAGAAGAATTAATTCAATTAATCAAGTAAAATTATGGCAAGAGTTTTAGGAAACACTACTCGTCAAAGCTTCAATGAAGAAGTGATACACAAATTTAATCTTACGATTTTGGAGGATGAGTTCAATGATGCCATGCAAAATGAAAGAATTCATGAAAACTCATTGTCCGAGTCGGATAAGATTCGTAGATTGTTTGACTGTGAATGGGACAAGCAGGAGGATATTCGCATTTTGAACGCAGGTTCAGGGCAGGGAGATTTGGGAGCTGTTCTCAGTCCAAAATACTGCATTACCAATATGGACCCATGCCCGTCCAGAAGCGTAGGCAAGGACATAGTCTATGGATGGTGTGAAAACATTCCATTTGAGGATGGACTTTTTGATGGAATCTTTTGCTGGGGAGTGATTTACTTCGTAAGAAGTTTACCTGAAACTTTGATTGAGTTCAATAGGGTTCTCAAACCTGGTGGTAAGCTGATTATAGATGTTGTAAAATATTCCTCGATGCCGCTGCCTCAGACAACCAATCCAGATTGCTTCTGGAGATATTTGGAAATGTATGGATTTGAGATGGAAGAAAGGTTTCCTCTTGGCAAGCCCTACTTCCAGCGTGAGGCATTCCGGTTCAAGAAAGTGAGACCTTTTGACCCGAGACGGTTAAGAATGCCACAGTCAAAAGGTGAAATACTCAATTTTTTAGAGGAAAGAGATTGGTTTATGAAGTAGAAATATGAAATACAATTTATTACTTTTGTACAGCGGAGGGTATGATAGTACCTTGCTGCTGAAGATGGCGTTGGAAATGGGGTACTCCCCTCTGTGCCTGCTCTTCAACTATGGGCAGGTCCACGTCGAGGAATTGATTTATGCCATAGACATGTGCGAGAAATTGAATCAGGATTACAGAGTGGTGGACATCAAGGAAGCTCTATCTGTTCACTCAAAGTTAACAGATGGTGAAGGCAAATATGTGGGAGTGTCTCAATGGCATGTTCCTTCACGCAACCTAATATTCCTTTCCATTGCCTCCTCGATTGCGGAGAGTGAGGGAATAAGGTTGATTTGGTATGGTGCGAATTATGAGGACAGAGAAAAACTGTTCCCTGATTGCTATCAGGAATGGGTTTTCAGGTTAAATGAATTGCTCGCCATCAATGGTAGCATTCCAATCAAAGTGGAGGCACCCTTGCTTGGAATGAGCAAAGATACAATCAAATTGTTGGCAAGACATTTTGGAATTGAAGAAGATAAAGTATTTAGCGGATATGGAAGTAGATGAAAAGTATGGTGTTGGGCACCTTGAAGGCAAGCCTTTCACAAATTTGGTGACAAAACATTACAGTTCACTTGTCATTAGGAAGTACACACATTGGGGTTTTCCAATCTATGTTGGAATAGTTACGGATGAATCCCTGTCTGATTTGGATGAGGCAGTTACGTCCTTCGTTGAAACTAATAAAAAGTTTTGGAGGGATGATTTGCAAAGTCTGAGAGATTTTGCCGGGGCACTTACCGAAGATTTGGTATGTAACTATAAACGAGCGGAAGCCGTTGGTGTTGTTATTTATGCGGATAAATGTTTCATTTCCTCGCTGCATGGTGATTTTATGAATCACACCGCATCGAGAATAGAATTCTTTGGATTACTGCAAATGTCTACGGGAGTATGAATAAAAAGTATGTTATTTTTGCACCACATGCCGATGATGAGGTTATCGGTTGTCACGACCTGCTGCTGACGGGTTTGGTGGAGAGAATATTGTTTGCAAGTCGTGATGTAACATCTGAGGAATTGATAAAGGTTAAGGATGAGTTTAATTGTCAGGTAGACCTGTTTGATTACAAACACATTCCTGAACATAGGATACTGTTGTTTCCAGACCCTGTCTTTGAAACTCATCCTTTGCACAGACAGTTAGGACACATTGGTGAAAGTTTGCTTCGAGAAGGTAAAAGTGAGGTAATCTTTTACACCACAAACATGAATACTCCTTACATCTATGAGGTGGAAAATCCAGCGAGGAAGAAAAGTTGCTTGACAAGGCTTTATTCACATAAGGCTTCCTTATGGAAATATGAGCATAAATACTTCTTGTTTGAGGGATATACAAAATGGATAATAAAATGGGAAGGTTGATTCTTGTACCACAATATCCTACAAAATTGAGATATCAGGAGTGGTGGTTTGAATTGTTTCCCGGGAGTTATAAACCTTACTTCGATGAGGTGATTACTCTTGGTTCAAATTTCGTTCCTGAGGATGATTCATCTCGATTGGAGAATGGGGGATTTTCACCTGTTGATTTGGCAATTGAGTTTGAATCCCTGCAGATATTGGAATACTCTCACCTGAGCTTGAAGGAGGATGATATCCTGCTGCTTTGTGATTTGAGTTTTCCAGGTTTATTTGCAAACGTTTTGTTTCATAAAAAGCCTAAGAAATGTTTTGCAATATGCCACGCCACAAGCAAAAACAATTACGATTATTTTTCTGGTGTCAGGGGGATAAAGTACCCAATCGAAAAAAGCATTTCGAAATTGTTTGATGGTGTGTTTGTGGCAACGCAGTATCACAAAGAGAAATTAGGATGGGATAACATTCACGTTGTGAAGTTTCCACACGTGAATCCTCCACATTACTCAATGATGCCACTTTGTGATGTTGTTTGCGTATCAAGACCTGGAGTTCAAAAGAGAACAAAGTCCATTGAAAAGTTTTTGAAGAAAAATGGAATTCATATTGAGTTTCCTCAACCTACGGCTTGGGACAGTTATTTCAATTACCTGTCCTTTTCTAAGGTGTTGTTGATAACCTCAAAAGAGGAAACCTATGGTTATCAGGTATTGGATGCTCTGTGTCAGAATTGTGTTCCTGTGGCTCCGAGAGCCTACAGCTATCCAGAATTGCTGCCAAAGGAGTTATTGTATGATAGCAAGGAGGAATGTCTTTCAATTATAAATTCAATACTGAATGGGGAATTGAGAATAGACACTTTTGAACTGTATAAAAATCTGTCAAAGGAATTCAAGGAATTCTTTGCCAAAACTTCAAGTATAATGAAACAGTATGAGTAAGGTCAGGATAATGCTTGATTCGGGTGCTTACACAATCTTTAGACAAGGTGCACCAATCAAGATTGAGGACTACATTCGTTTCATACATGAGAAAGGTAAGATATTTACCGGTTGTTTCAACTTCGATGTATTGAACAATTCCAAGGCGAGCTATGAGAATTGGAAGTACCTAAGGAGTTGCGGTATTGAGACCATACCTGTGTATCACATGATGACGGGTGAGGAGCATTACCTTAAAAAGTATTTAAAACAGGTGGACTATGTTGCCCTTGGCACCATTGCAAACCTTGATACAGGAAAGAGGATAAGCAGCCTTGATTACATCTGGAAGAAGTATTTGGTGGATGATAAAGGAATGCCTGTGGCAAAGATACATGGGTTAGGTTTGACGACGCCGGAGTTGATTGTGCGTTATCCTTGGTATTCCGTGGACTCCTTTACTCCAATAATTTCTGCGGTATGGGGTTGTGTGTTATTGCCAAAGTACGTCAATGGTAAACTGGATTACAGTGACATCGAAAGCATTAAGATTTCAAATCAAGTTCGCCATGAGAAAGGTAATACAGGAAGTTGGTTAAACTTTCCAAAATTGTTAAGAGAAATACACGAGGAGCAATTCAGGAAGCATGGATTTGTAATTGGTAATGTGTGCTATCAAAAAGTTGGTCCTACGAGGACGGACAAAAGAGTGATGCAAAAGTCCGATTTTTGGCAGGGAAAGTTAATCAGCATCGAGAAAGGTGAAAATAAAGGTAAGGATAAGACCCTATCAGGGAATTGGACTGAAAGAGAAAGGTGGAACCTTATTGTTTTTAACAAGCTGAAGGACGTAATGCCTCCATATCCCCGACCGTTGAATCTCAATGGTGATAAGTTTGAAGTGGAGGATACAGGTGGAAGGACAATAATCTGCCTTGGAGTGTCTACTCCACACAACCTATCGGTATTGCACCGTGTACAACCTTATCACGATATACTGATTAGCTTTGCTCACATGAAGGGAAAGATGTATGAATCATTGGTTAAATATAGTGAGTTATGATTGTAAAAACAGAAACATTAAGACACGCACTTGAAGTGGTTAAGCCAGGATTGGCAAACAAGGAGAGGATTGAACAAACCACGTCCTTTGCCTTCCTGCAAGGTAGAGTTGTTACCTACAATGATGAGATTAGCATTTCTCATCCTGTTGTAGGTTTGGATTTGGAAGGTGTAGTCCCTGCGGAGCACCTTTATAAATTCCTTGAAAAGGTGAAAAAAGAGGAAGTAGATATTGAGGTGGTTGGCAATGAGTTGATTGTCAAATCAGGGAAGAGCAAGGCAGGATTTGCCCTGGAACGTGAGATTAGGTTGCCTTTGAAACAGGAGTTGTGGAATGCAGAGGATTGGCACGCCTTGCCTGAAAACTTTTCAAGAGCGGTTTCCTTTGCTTCCAAGACCTGTTCCAATGACGTCAGCAGACCAAAATTAACATGTGTACACCTATCGAAGGAGGGCTTTGTTGAAGCTTCCGATGGTTACAGGTTGCTGAGGTACAGTCTTGGAACGGGATTTATTGAATCCATCCTGGTACCAAGTACGTCCTGTGAAGAGGTTGTAGGTTTAAGTATGAAGGAGTACCGTGTAGAAAAAGGTTGGGTTCACTTCCGCAATGAGGAAGGAACGATATTGTCAAGCAGAGTGTTGGAAGAGGATTATGTGGACATCACTCCTCATCTAAACGTGGAAGGTGAAAAAGTCATCCTTCCCAGGACAATATTGGAAGCCTTGGATAGGGTACACGTATTTGCCAAACGTAGGAGGGTCATTGATGAATCCGTTGAAGTGGAGTCCGTTAACAGAAGGCTGATATTGAGAGCAAGTTCGGATGGCAGCTGGGTGGAAGAGGAAATCAATTTTGCCTATGATGGTGCCGGTTTCAAATTTGTGGTTGTACCATCTCTGTTGAAGGATGTGCTTACGGAATCGTTGGAATGTGTTGTCTCCCAAAATAGGTTGAAGTTTCGTGGGGAAGGTTGGGAGTATGTGGTAGCTTTGAAAGAAAGAAGAAAGGCTTCATAATGGAAGGATTTTTCTCGAAAAAGGAGGTTGAATCTATAATCAGACCTGGAGGAAGGAAGACAGGGTGCTTTCAATGTGGACTGCATGCAAACTGTCTCACTCTAAAAATGGAACCTTATGGAGGTTTCAAGAAGAAAATTCTTAACATAGGTGAAGCACCTGGGGAATGGGAAGATAAAAAGGGAAAGCCATGGCAAGGCAAGACGGGTGAACTGTTAAGAAAGCAGTATGCAAAAATGGGAATAAACCTGTTTGAGGACTGCCTTAACATTAACGCCGTGAATTGCAGACCTGTGGATGAAAAAGGGAACAATCGCACTCCTACATCTATTGAGATTGATAGTTGCCGTAAAAACGTCTTGGAGTGCATTCATCAAAACAAACCTCAGGTTATTGTATTATTAGGAGCAACCGCTGTTGAATCCTTGATTGGATATCGTTGGAAGAGGGAGTTTGGAAGCATTTCGAAATGGAGAGGATGGGCAATACCAGACCAAGATTTTGAAGCGTGGGTGGTACCAACTTTTTATCCAAGTTTTGTGGAGAGGGCAGGTGCGGATGACGTTACAGGAGTTATTTGGAGACAAGACCTGTCCTTGGTGAAAGAGTGTTTGAAACTTCCTTTTCCAAAATATAAAGAGCCAGATATTGAAATCATTGATGATTTGTCCGTGTTGAATAATATCCAAGGACCGATTGCAATTGATTATGAAACGAACAGGTTGAAACCATATTCCCCAGGCAGCAGGATTGTCACCGTTGCAATTGCAGATTCGGAGGACCACTGTTTTGCCTTCAAGTTGCCAGCAAGCAGGGAAGGAAGGAAGCCATTGTTAAGATTATTAACCGACGAGAAAATACCGAAAATGGCACATAATATTAAATTTGAGGACAATTGGTCTTCTGTTAGATTTGGTATTGAAGTAAAAGGTTGGGATTGGGATACGATGCTGGCAAGCCACATATTGGATAACAGACCTGGTATAACTTCACTGAAGTTTCAAGCATACGTGAACTTCGGAGTTGTTGATTATGAATCGGACGTCGCTGACACTCTCGGTGAGGATTTGGAGGAAGCGATTAAATCTCCAGCCATTCTGAGGAAGGTGTTAACCTACAATGGGTTAGATAGCATTTTCACCTACAGATTAGCCATGTTACAGAAAAAGATTATGAACGTATGATAAAAATTAATCCAAGAACAAAGGAAGCCTATACTCTTTTTCATAAGGGCATGTTAGCCTTGTCCAGAGCCGAAAGGGCAGGCATTCGAATTGATTTGGAGTATGTGGAGAAACAGAGAAGTGAATTGACAAAAACAATTGAGGAGTTGGAAAAGAAGTTCAAGAATAGCAAATTTTACAGACATTGGGAGCATTCGATGGGCAGAGTTAACCTAAACTCCAATCCTCAGTTGGCACACTTCCTATATAATGTAAAGAAGTTGAAACCTCCATATCTAACTGAATCTGGTCAGGGTGCTACGGATGAGGAAGCATTAAAGCAGTTAGGCATTCCTGAGCTGGAGGACTTGATAAGGATAAGGAAGCTGAAGAAGGTTAGGGATACATATTTAGAAGCGTTTATCAAGGAGCAGGAAGGAGGATATTTGCATCCTATTTTCAATTTGCACCTTGTACGCACCTTCCGTTCCTCTTCAGATTCACCTAACTTTCAAAACATTCCAAAAAGGGATAAGGAGTCAATGCAAATCATAAGGAGAGCATTATATCCCAGACCTGGACACCAGCTTGTGGAGGTTGATTTTTCAAGCCTTGAGGTGCGTATCGCTACCTGCTATCATAAAGACCCTACGATGATTCAATACATTCGGAATAAAGAAATTGACATGCACACCGATATGGCTTGTCAAATATTCTTGCTTGACCGTAAACTGTTTAATGGACATAGTTCACAATATAACGTCCTAAGGCAGGCAGCAAAGAATGGATTTGTATTCCCTGAGTTTTATGGTGATTATTATGCCAATTGTGCGGAGTATTTGGCATGCACCTGGGGAAAGTTGCCAAAGGGAAAATGGACGGTTGGTATGGGAATACCGCTGGACACTCAATCCTTCACCCTATCAGACCATTTGATTTCAAAAGGCATAAATTCCTTTGATAAGTTTGTCGAGCATGTAAAGGCTGTTGAAGAGCATTTTTGGAAGGATAGGTTTCCTGATTATGCTGCCTGGAAGGAACGCTGGTGGAAAACCTATCAAAAGTATGGTTATATTGACATGCTGACAGGTTTTAGGTGCAGCGGTTTGATGGGCAAAAATGACTGTATAAACTATCCAATACAGGGCTCGGCGTTTCATTGTTTGCTTTGGTCATTTGTTGAAATTGATAGGATTAGCCGAGAGAGTAAATGGGATTCAAGATTGATTGGTCAAATCCATGACTCAATGCTGTTAGATGTGCATCCTGATGAGTTGGAAATGGTGAGGAAAACCCTTCACCAAGTTATGTGTCGAGATTTGAGAAAGGCATGGCCATGGATAATCGTTCCAATGGAAATAGATATACAGGTTTCACCTGTGGACGGCAGTTGGGTTATGAAGGAATGAATGTCTAGATATAAAAAATTTTACGTATAATATATTAAAAAAATGAGTTTAGCCGTAAAGTATAGACCAAAAAGTTTTGAGGAGGTAAGAGGAAATAAGGAAGTGATTGCCTCCTTGAACAGTATGCTACAAGACAGGAGCAGGTTTCCTCACACCATCCTGTTTTATGGACAAACAGGATGTGGTAAGACCACGTTGGCAAGAATAGTTGCGGATAGATTAGGATGTAAAGGATTGGATTTGCTGGAAATTAATTCCGCAGACTTTAGAGGCATTGATACTGTGCGTGAAATCATAAGGCAAAGTCAGTATATGCCTCTTGAAAGTGAATGCCGAGTTTGGATAATTGATGAGGTGCATAAGTTAACAAATGATGCTCAGAATGCCATATTAAAGATTTTGGAAGATGCACCAAGTCATGTGTATTTTATACTTTGCACCACTGACCCTCAGAAGTTAATTCCAACTCTGAGAGGTAGGTGCAGTCAGTTTGAGGTTAAACCTCTATCCGAGCAATTGTTGTCGGGACTGTTAAGAAGAATTGCAAGGGAGGAAGGACACCAGTTGGAAAGTGAAGTGCTGGCTCAGATAATTGAGACAAGTCAGGGAAGACCAAGAAACGCCATACAGATATTGGAGCAGGTGTTGAATGTTCCTCCTGAGAAAAGGTTAGAAATTGCAAAGAAAGATTTGGAAAATCAAACACAGATTATTGAATTGTGTAGAGCATTGGTAAATGGTTCAGGTTGGAATACTGTTTCCCGCATCCTGTCCGGTTTAAAGGACCAGGAAGCGGAGGATATTAGAAGAGTTGTGCTGAAGTATTGTCAATCAGTACTGTTGAATGGTAAGAATGATAAGGCAGCGGCGGTGTTGGAAGCGTTCCTACAACCTATGTATGATGTAGGATTTCCAGGAGTTGTTTATGCTTGTTATTCAGTCTCATCTTAAAAGTAATCGTAATATGGAATCAGTTGGAAAGTTTTTGTTTTTGATTAATGAAATTAAGGAAAGATACCAAAATAGATTGGCTGTATTTTTCCTGAAGAACCTGGTGAAGCTCTCCAGAAAAGAGGTTATAGACAAGGCATTGGAAAGCTCAATTCATGAGTTGAAGGAATTGAACAAGGAAGCCTTGACGGAAACAATCAAAACGAGTATGATAAATGAGTTGCCTGAACCTGAAAAGAGCATGATAAGTGAAGCATTTGGGGGCTTTATGGATAGTTGCCGTGATGAGGTGATTAAGGACTTTAAAAATGATATATATGAGATGTATTCAAAAATCTAAAATTCAATTGCTATGGAAGAGAATTTCAATTATGAAAGGGAAATCTACATCGATGAAACTGCATTAGATGTGGAATGGCTTGAGCAGCCTAGGTTGATGGTTAAATATGCCAAATATGCCGCAGAGATGAGGAAAAGGTATGATTTGGCTAAGGAGGAGTTAGAAGTGGTGAGAGCCGAGTTGGACAAGTCCATAAGAACAGACCCGGAACGCTACGGACTTGCCAAGGTTACGGATACAGCGGTTTCCTCCATTATTGTAACTTCCGAGGAGTATCAAAGAGCAAGCAAAGCCGTTGCCGATGCAAAGTATGAGTCGGATTTGGCAATGCTTGTTGTAAAGGCATTCGAACAGAGAAAGGATGCCCTGGAAAATCTTGTGAAGCTACACGGTCAGCAGTACTTTGCAGGACCAAGAGTGCCACGAGATATAACCAAGGAACGTGAAAACAAACATGCAAATCAAATAGTTGGTAAGAACATTAAAAGAAAAATTAACTAAAAATTGTTGACTATGAATCAGAGAAAAACTTTTCGTGAAAAAACAGCCGCAAATGCCAAGAGGCAGCAGGAGTCAAGGTCCTCCTACGGTTACCTGAACCTCCCAAGAAACGTAATGGTTTTTTCACCTGAACCAGGCAGTAGAGTAAAACTTGATTTTCTCCCTTACGTGGTTACGGATGAAAAACACCCTGACCGTGATGATGAGAATGAGATAGCTCTGCCTGGTACACTTTGGTACAAAAGACCATTCAAGGTACACAGGAACATAGGTGTTAATAATGAAACCTATGTCTGTAGGACTTCAATCGGGGAAAGATGTCCGATTTGTGAGTACAGAACAAAAAGAATCAGAGAAGGTGCAGAGAAGGAGGAAACAGATTTGCTGAAGCCTTCGATGAGAAATCTTTACATTGTTGTTCCTCTTGATAGCAAAAAGCATGAGGAAGGAATTTACATCATGGATGTCAGCCAATTCCTATTACAGAACCTGCTCAATGAGGAATTGAGAGATAACCCAGACAATGGAATTTTCCCCGACCTGAAGGAAGGATTGACCCTGAGAATAAGGTTTGATAGCTCCACAATCGGTAACAGCCAACCGTTTGCTGAAGCTTCCAGAATTGACTTCCTTGAAAGGGAACGTGTCTATGATGAGGAGGTGCTTAAAGACGTACCTAACTTGGATGAGGTTTTAAATGTGCTTTCCTACTCGGAATTGGAGAGCAGATT